GAGGGTGGTCTGGGCGTATCTTACCCCGATGGTGGTGGTAATGACACTTTCAAAGTTCTCGAAGTTGGTAGTAAAGTCAAGATCACTGACTCCTTCTCTGCTTATGGAAAGTGGGAAAATGTTTTCCAAGACAGTGATGACACTCGTGATTGGAAAGTTGAGTTCGGTACCAAGTACAAGTTCTGATAGGAAATAATGAAACTCAAAGCACTCGCAGCAGTTATTGCTGCTACTCCTCTGATGGTTGCCTGTGGTAGCGCAGAGAAAACATCTTTCAAATTGAATGGTGCAGGTGCTACCTTCCCTGCCCCTCTTTATAATGCCTGGTTTCAAAACATGGCAAAGGAGACTGGTAACCAAGTCAACTATCAAGCAGTTGGTAGTGGTGCTGGTGTCCGTCAGTATCACGCTGGAACTGTTGACTTCGGTGCCAGTGATGGTGCTGTGAGTGATGCAAAACAACAACTACCCATGGTGCATGTCCCCATGACTGGTGGTGCGATTGTTCCTGCATACAACTATCCTGGTTGTGATGCCAAGATGACTCAGACACAACTTGCTGATGTCTTTCTTGGTAACATCACCAACTGGTCTGAGTTTGGTTGTGCTGATAAAAATATTGTTACCGTACATCGTTCTGATGGTTCTGGTACTACCAAAGGTTTCACCAACTCTCTGTCAGCATTCTCTCCTGAATGGAAGAAGAATGTAGGAACTGGTAAAGCAGTCTCTTGGCCAGTTGGTGTTGGTAGTAAAGGTAATAGTGGTGTTGCTGCTACTATTAAGAACACTCCAGGTGCTATCGGTTATCTGAACTATGGTTATGTGAACGGTGGAAAGTTCCAACAGGTTTCACTACAAAACAAAGATGGTAACTATGTTAAAGCAAATGCTGAAACATCTGCAGCAGGTCTATCACGGATCGTCTTGGACGATCAGCTTCGTGGTGCTGACCCTAACCCTAGTGGTGCCAATGCATACCCTATTGTCTCCCTTACTTGGATCCTAGCTTATCCTGAGTCAAAGGAAGGGATGAAGGAAACTCTACGTTACATGTTGAGTGAAGAGTCACAAGGTCTTTCAGACTCTCTGGGATATGTACCTCTCCCAGAGGATCTTCGACAGAAAGCTCTTACGGCTGTTGATTCACTTAAGTAATCATATCAACACAGGGACAGTCGAGAGACTGTCCTTTTTTTATTGACAAATGTAAAGAAATCATATATAATGTAACAATACTTCACACAGGAGAGATCCGTGACTGTAACTACAAATGAGTATGGCCAGCAAAACATGTTTGCTAGTGAGCCACAAATGTATGTTTCAAAAACCGACGCTGAACGTTATGGTTACGAGACCTATGCAGAACGTGCCGAAAAAATGAACGGTCGTTTTGCCATGATGGGTTTCGTTGCAGCAGTTGTATCCTATGCAACTTCTGGTAGTGTATTTTTCTTTGGAGCCTTCGGATTCTGATGATTGAACTTCTTACTTATTATGTTATTGCTGGTGCTCTTATCATCGGAGCTCCTGCAATTTTCTTCCTCATCGCCTTTATGCCTGCACTGCAGAACACTAAAGGTCGTATGGTTGGATACAAAGACCACAAAACTTATGGTGATTCATCCATCTACGAGAATACTCCAGGTGATGAAACCAAGTTTTATCTCGAACTAGGGACTTGACAATGACTGCATCAATCTTTACAATATCTTCTATCGCCTTCTTTGTTCTGTTGGCGTATTCCGTAGAACAACTATCCGAAACTTATTAATCAATGAACTATAATATCACAATCCAATCTCCTGACGGTGTTGAGACCACCTTCGAGTGTGCTGATGATCAGTACATCCTTGAGGCGGCTGAAGAGGCAGGTGTAGACCTTCCTTACTCCTGTAAGGCTGGTGCATGTTCTGCATGTGCTGGTAAGATCGTCAGTGGAACTGTGGACAACGAGGAACAATCCTTCCTGGATGATGATCAAATTGAAGAAGGATACATTCTGACCTGTGTTGCATATCCAACAAGTGATTGTGTAATTCTCTCTGAACAGGAAGAGAATCTATGAAAAAAATCATTACCGAAGATTTCTTCATTGGAAATTTAGGTGATGATTCTCTTCCAACTCAGATCAGGAAATCATTCGAAGAAAATTCGACACCTGAATGTGATATGGTCATGACTGACAAACGTTGGAATGACCAATACATTGAAGATAGAAAAGTTACCTTTTCCTACATGAGTGTTGATCAACCCAATTACATCACTCAGACTGTTGAATCAATTTTTCATAATGTCAATAGTCTGATTTGGAACTTGGAATTGACCGAATGGCAAACCCACATACAATTCACAAGGTATGAAGGTAAAGGAGGTCATTACGGTTGGCACTCCGACCAAGATGATAAACTCATTCCAAAGGGTACAAGGAAGCTAAGTTTAGTCTATTGTCTATCAAAAAAATCTGACTACACTGGTGGAGAGTTTCAAATTAAAACTGGAACTGGAAAAAATTACACCACCAAATTTGATCAAGGAGACTTCATTGTCTTTCCTTCACAAAAAATGCATAGGGTCAAACCCTTAAAGTCAGGTAAAAGATTTACAATGGTAGCTTGGTATAGATAAGTTATTTTGAAGATTACGATGCCAGATCCAGACGCACTATGGAGGGATATCCAGAGACTCGATGATTTATATGAAGAGTTACTTTGGGATCCCGATGACGAGTTACAATTCACCCACGACGGTGAAAAAATTATTATCACAAACAAAACACAAGAGGGAAAACAATGAACGAAAGAGCAGAACGCATCAATGGTTGGGCAGCAATGATCGGAGTGATCGCTGCGATGGGTAGTTACGCAACCACAGGTCAAATCATCCCAGGAATCTGGTGAACGATATGTTACTCATAGCTTCATCTCTCATAGGAGGGTTTATCTTTGCAGCCCTATTGAGTGAGGATGTTTCTGATGATGATGACAATGGACCTGACTCAGGTTTAATGCAACCAGTATATCAAGGGGTCCAATAGGGCCCTTTTTTTCTAAATAAATTTACTTGCTGGTGACCAATGCCCGAAGAAGTAAAGAACGAAGTTAAAGAGGAACCAAAGAAGAAAGGTCCCCTCGGAAAACTGAAGGATAAAGTAGATGACTCCGAAGAGCAACTTGCTATCGTTTCTACTTTCGTAAGACTTGGTATTCTTATCTGGTCTGGTGGTATCTTGACTTTGAACTATGTAACCATACCTGGTTTCCCACAAGGCAAGATCGATCCAACTTTTATCGCATCCGTCTTTACAGGCGTGCTGGCTACCTTCGGAGTTCAGACTGCTAAGAATAAGAACGGTGGTACTAACGGTGGTGGTGCATCAGGTGGTATCAGTAAATCCGATATGGAGAAGTTGATTGAAAAGGCATCAGCTACTGCTCCTGCTCAGACAATTAGAATTGAACAAGCACCACTTCAAATTGGAAATCCAGGACCTGCTAAGTCCGACGATTCTTACAAGATGTAATCATAAATACTTAAGTAGTAGGAATAGGTTTCCCATGTATCGGGAACCACATTTACAAAAAAAGTCGGATGAGTGTGCTGTTCTGTGGAGGGAGTGGCACACTTTGTGGCAAAAAAAGCAATAGGTGCCCCAGATGCAAGAGCAGAATGGGGTCAATGCGTGACGGAATTTGGTGAAATGGTTAGTCAGGAAGTCAAGACAAATCCTCGTTATACTTCAATTAGAAAGGTATAGATAGTGTAGTTGCGTAAACTTTATGAAGTTTATTTTCGCATTCATCGCTACATTATTTTTTGCTGTTCCTGCATGGGCAGTCGATGTACAAATGGGATATGAAGGAAACCTTGTATTCGAACCTTCAGAAGTCACCATTGCTGCAGGAGAGTCAGTACATTTTATCAATAACATGCTTCCACCTCACAATGTAATTGTGGAAGATCATCCAGAATTAGGTCACGAAGCCCTGGCAATGTTACCAGGTGAAGACTTTACTGTTGAATTTTCAGAGTCGGGTGACTATACTTATTGGTGTGGACCCCACAAGGGTGCAGGTATGATTGCAACAGTTCATGTCGAATGAATTCAGATCAAAGAAGAGAATTCTACAAGTCTTTAAGAGAACGCATCAAACAATTACGAATGGAGCATCTCTTCGAAGAACCTTGTCCTCTTTATGAACCTGAGTGGGAAGAAGACTACTGTTGGGATTGTCGATTAACCTACGATCACGACGAAGATGAAGAAACTTAATAGTTTGTTTTTAAATTTCACGGTCGGTATCATAGACTCCCTGTATAGAGGGAGACACTTCCAAAGGTTTTGGGTGCTTGAAGAAATTGCTCGAGCACCTTACTTTGCTTTCTTAAGTGTTTTACATTTAAGAGAGTCCTTAGGATTACGTGGTCCAGAACACATCTATCTTATGGAGGAACATTTTGCTCAAACACTTAACGAGACAGAACATCTGGAACACATGGAGAGTAGGGGCGGTAGTTCTTATTGGGTGGATCGCTTTTTCGCCAGACACCTTGTACTTATCTACTATTGGGTCAACGTGGTTTATTATTGGTTGGCTCCTAGGTCTGCTTACCACCTCTCCTACGAAATAGAATTACATGCTGCAGAAACATATGCTAAATATCTTGCATATGAAGATAGCAATGATCAAGATATCATTAGAATCTTGAATGATGAAATCAAACACGCACAGGAGTTAAAGGAAGCAATGGAGATTATTAAATGAGAGTAGGTATAATTGGTCTCGGACGTATGGGTGAGGGTATGTCTCGCCGTATGATGAAGAGTGGTATTGAAGTCTGGGGTTATCGTCGTAACTTCGATAAAGCTCAAGAGGCTTTTGAGAATGGTTATGTCGATGGAGTAACCGTTGACATTGCATCCCTGTGTACCACCGTGAAGGAAAGGGGACCTGGAATCTTTATGATGGTAGTACCAGCAGAAACAGTGGAGGACACTCTCAATGAGCTTTTACGCTATTGTGGCGAGGGCGATATTATTATTGATCACGGCAATTCTAATTTTAAGGATTCCCGCAGGAGAGCACTCCGTCTTGAGAAACTGGGCATCCAATATATTGACTGTGGCACTAGTGGTGGTGTGTACGGTTTGGAGCGTGGATATTGTCTTATGGTTGGGGGTTCAGATACTGCAGTATCCATTGCAGCTCCAATCTTTAGAGCACTTGCACCAGGTATCGGGTCTGCCCCTCGCACTGACCCTATGAGTCGTGCCACATCAGCTGAGTATGGTTGGTTGCATTGTGGTGGACCAGGTGCAGGACACTTTGTCAAAATGGTCCATAATGGTGTAGAATATGGAATCATGCAAGCATACGCAGAAGGATTTAATATCCTGCATGAAGCTAATGCTGGGGCAGTTTATGTTAAAGAGGGCGATGCTGAGGTTGCTCCGATGGAGAATCCAGAAGACTATCAATATGATATTGACTGTGCTGAAGTCGCTGAGTTATGGCGTCGTGGTTCTGTTGTTGGCAGTTGGTTACTTGATCTTACCGCTGATGTACTACGGAGCAATCGAGAGCTTAGCAAGTTCGATGGTGGAGTATCAGACTCTGGTGAAGGTCGTTGGACTGTCCACGCTGCTGTGGATCTTGGCGTACCCGCTCCTGTTATCACTACGGCACTGTACGAACGATTCGGATCAAGAAAACTTGGACGATTCGCAAATAGAGTCTTGAACGGAATGAGGGCAATGTTTGGAGGTCATGATGTCAGATAAAACTCATTGGGTTTGTCGTAAATGTGGTGGTAAAGGATGTGAACACTGTAACAAAGGATGGGAGAAATGACCTTTGCACAATTTCTTTTATGGTCGGCAATACCCTTTGTATGTGCCACCATCACATTTGGAAGATATAAAGGTGAAATATCGTATTACGACTCGGAGGACTACAATGGAAACGGAACTGCTCACTAGACGTATCGTTATCTTCGGTGCAACTGGTGACCTTTGTAAAAGAAAACTTATTCCTGCACTCTTTGAGTTGTGGAAGAAACAACTTCTTCCAGAGGACATATTAATCGTTGGTGCATCTCGTAGAGATTACTCTAAAGAATCTTGGTTAGAACATCTTGGTAATTATCCAGAGGACTTTTGTCATTGGTTAGACTTCAGATGTTGTGATTTGGATAACCAAGATAGTTTACAAATTCTACACGATGAAAGTGTAGACACAACGTATTTCTTATCTGTACCACCAGAACGTTATGAGAATGCTATCATCAATCTCAAGGAAGCCGGCTTCCTTGACGACCCCGACCACTCCAGAGTGGTTATCGAGAAACCCTTTGGGTACGATCTTGAATCTGCTGATCATCTACAGTCTGTGGTTCAGCGACATCTACGCGAAAAACAAGTATATCGCATTGACCATTATCTTGGTAAAGATACTGTCAACAATATTCTTGCTACAAGGTTTGGCAATATACTTCTTGAACCACTTTGGAACAGGGAGTATATAGAAGAAGTTCAAATCTTTGCAACTGAAACTATTGGTTGTGAAGGACGGTCTCAATACTATGAAGGTGCTGGTGTAGTACGTGACATGTTACAGAATCATATGTTACAGGTTCTGTCATTGATTACGATGGAAGCACCATGTCG